ATTTACAAACAATTTTTAATATGAGGAAGTTATTATATAATGTAGTAATTTTATTAAGTGCAATTCAAATGACACACGCAGCGAATAACCCTTTCTTCGGGAAGTTTAAAACACCGTTCGAGACCCCTCCTTTCGATAAGATCAAGATCGAGCATTATGAGCCCGCTTTCGACGAAGGAATCAAGCAAATGGAAAAAGAGGTGCAAGAGATCGCCAATAACCCGCAACCGGCTACTTTCGAGAATACGGTAGTAGCTCTGGAACGTAGCGGCAAATTATTGGAAACAGTCTCTTCTGTTTTTTTTAATGTATTAGGGGCAGAGGCTAACGACGAGATGATGGAAATCTCGCAACGTGTCTCCCCGAAGTTATCCCAAACCTCCAATAACATCTTCTTAAATGAGAAGCTACTTGCTCGGGTCAAATCAATCTATGATAAAAAAGAACAATTGAACCTTTCTACCGAGGATGCTAAATTGCTGGAAGACCTTTATGAGTCGTTTAAAGCGAATGGGGCTACGTTAAATAAAGATGACAAGGAAAAATACCGCAAGCTAAGTATGGACCTAAGCATGTTAACCTTGCAGTTCGATCAAAACGCCTTGAAAGATAAAAACCGGTTCGAATTACTAATAACGGACGAGAACGAACTATCCGGTTTACCCGAAAGTGCTCGTGACGCAGCGGCCATGTTAGCCAAAAGTAAAGATAAAGACGGATGGTTATTCAATCTCTCGGCTCCGAGTTACATTCCATTCATGCGTTATTCCGACAAGCGTGATTTGCGAGAGAAAATGTATCGTGAATACATGAGCGTAGGAAATAAAGGGGATGAGTTCGACAATAAAGACATTATCAAAAAGATCGTTAATATCCGCCTAGAGATCGCCCAGTTGATGGGATTCAAGAATTACGCCGAATATGCGCTGGAACACACAATGGCTAAAAACTCAGCGAACGTATACAAATTATTGAATCAGTTACTCGAAGCTTATAAACCGATAGCGATCAACGAATACAATGCGGTAGAAGGATTTGCGTTAGGTACAGAGAAAGAGAATATCACCGTTATGCCTTGGGACTGGAGTTATTATTCCGAGAAGTTACGGGATATCCGCTTCAAGGTAAACGACGAGATGACTCGCCCTTATTTCGAGTTAAGCAACGTAAAGAAAGGCGTATTCGGATTAGCTACCCAGCTCTACGGTATCACCTTTAAGGAAAACAAGAAAATCCCGGTTTATCATCCGGAAGTAGACGCTTACGAGGTATACGATGCCGATGGTAAGTTCCTTGCTATCCTTTATACGGACTTCTTCCCTCGTGACGGAAAACAATCCGGCGCTTGGATGAACAATATCAAGGCTCAATACAAAGATAAAGACGGAAAAGATAGCCGTCCTCAGATCGTTATCGTGATGAACTTTACCCGTCCGACAGACACGAAGCCCTCTTTGTTAAGTTTCGACGAGGTGAACACGCTCTTGCATGAGTTCGGGCACTCCTTGCACGGCATGCTAGCGCAAGGAACATATTCCAGCCTTTCGGGAACCAGCGTTTATCGTGATTTCGTAGAATTACCTTCCCAGATCATGGAGAACTGGTTGACTGAAAAAGAGTTCATAGATCAGATCGCCGTTCATTACCTGACCGGAGAGAAAATCCCGCAAGAGATGATACAAAGCTTGGTAAACGCCTCAAACTTCAACGCCGGCGACCTTTGCTGCCGCCAATTAAGCTTTGGCTTGCTGGATATGGCATGGCATACGTTGGAGCAACCTTTCGACGGTGACGTAGCGGCATTCGAGAAAAAAGCTTGGGCTCCGACCGTAATCATGCCGGAAGTACCGGAAGCCTTGATGGGCACAAGCTTCGGACATATCTTCTCCGGAGGATATGCGGCAGGCTATTACGGATATAAATGGGCCGAGGTATTAGACGCCGACGCTTTCTCCGTTTTCAAATCGAAAGGAATCTTCAACAAGGAGGTCGCGAAATCTTTCCGTGACAATATCTTATCCAAAGGTGGTACGGAAGATCCCGCCGTGTTATACAAGCGTTTCCGTGGACAAGAGCCTACGATAGACGCCTTATTAATCCGTAATGGTATTAAGAAGTAATAATTTACCGGGCGATAAGCCCGGTAAATCTAAATAATCACTACCTTTGTGTCTGGATTAAAAGACAAAAGAGTAAACAAATGTGCGAGAAGACAGAAAAACAGCACGAATTAGATAAACGTTACCTGCGAATGGCCGCTATCTGGGCCGAGAATTCGTACTGTAAACGACGCCAAGTGGGCGCATTATTAGTAAAAGATAAAATGATCATATCCGACGGATACAATGGAACACCCGCCGGTTTTGAAAATGTTTGCGAAGACGAGAACAATGTCACCAAGCCTTATGTTCTACATGCGGAGGCTAACGCCATCACAAAAGTGGCAGCCTCATCGAACAGCAGTAAAGGAGCGACCATTTATGTGACCTCCTCCCCTTGCATTGAATGCGCGAAATTAATCATACAATCCGGGATCAAGCGAGTGGTCTATTCCGAGAATTATCGAATAGCGGACGGCTGCGAATTATTGAAGCGTGCCGGTATCATAGTAGATTATATAGATTTGAACGAATAAATAAAACGTTTTTATGGATAAAAACAAAAGACTGACCGTATGGCTCCCGGTTATCATCGCAGCTAGTATCGCTTTAGGTATCTTTATTGGGAACCATTATTTATCTATCAGTCAAGGAAAAAAACGGTCCTACTCCAGCGGCAACAAGATAAATGCCATCTTGGACATTATCGACGAGCAATATGTTGACACGGTTAGCATGTCTAAGTTGGTAGAGAGTACGATCCCGAAAATATTCAGTGAATTAGACCCTCACTCCGTATATATCCCCGCAGAAGACGCTTCCGTGGTGAATGAGGAGCTGGAAGGTTCTTTCAGTGGTATTGGCGTATCATTTAATATGCAAACCGATACGATCCTAGTGATCAGCGTAATTAGCGGTGGTCCCGCAGAGAAAGCAGGTTTACTGCCCTTCGACCGGATCATCTCTATCAATGATTCTATTTTTTCCGGAAAGAAAAAGAACCAAGGAGAGATCATGAAGACACTTCGGGGCGCAAAGAACAGTACGGTGAAACTAGGCGTACAGCGAGGGAATTCTCCTGAGTTGCTCTATTTTGACGTAACCCGTGGAGATGTCCCAGTTAATTCGGTCGATGTTTCTTATGAGGCGGCTAAAGGTATAGGTTACATCAAGGTTAGCAAATTTGCCCGGAATACTTATAATGAGTTCATCACGGCGATCGCCAAGTTAAAACAAGCGGGCTGTACCTCTTTCGTGATCGACTTACGGGGTAATACCGGCGGATATATGGATGCCGCTATCAATATGATTAACGAGTTTATGCCGGAAGGACGCTTGATCGTCTACACGGAAGGTAAGTCGTTCCCCCGTTCCGACGTATACGCGAACGGAACCGGAACTTGTAAAGACGCCCCGATCGTAGTATTGACCGATGAGATCTCGGCTTCCGCCAGTGAGATATTCTCCGGAGCGATCCAAGATAACGACCGTGGTACGATTATCGGACGAAGAACGTATGGCAAAGGTCTGGTACAAACTCAAATGTCATTGAGCGACGGTTCAGAGATGCGATTGACCATCGCCCGTTATTACACGCCGTCCGGTCGCTGCATCCAGAAGAAATATGAGATGGGTAATACGGACGCTTACGACCAAGATATCTATAACCGATATATGCACGGCGAGTTTGACTCGGCCGATAGCATCAAGATGGATGATTCCTTAAAATACCAGACCGTAGGCGGACGTACCGTATACGGCGGGGGCGGTATCATGCCAGATATCTTTATCCCTCGTGATACGAGTGGCGTTACCTCTTACTACTCAAATGTGGTAAATAGCGGCGTGCTTTACCTGTATGCGCTCGAGTACTCAGACCGCCATCGGGAGAAACTAGGCTCATTCAAGACTTGGGAGGAATTATATAATTACTTGCAGCAACAACCGCTCCTTTCCGACTTCGTGAACTTCGCCGCTACCAAGGGCATCAAGAGACGTCCTACATTAATTAA